ATTATGGCTTCTTCATCTTGAACAATAGAGAAACTATTTGGATTTACTTTCATATATACCCCTGCAGGGACAGGTATAAAAGCAGTAGGATCTAATACACTTGGTATCTCAATAAAATTTGCTGTTTGAGAAGATTTATCTAACACAGTTGTATAAACACAACTAGAAGTTGCTCCATTTGAATCAGCTTTTACAATTAACCTATCACCTACCTCAATTTTCCTTGCATTCTCACCTTCAAGTAAAAGATATGCATTGTTTGTTAATGTATCTTGGAAATATATATTAGAATAAATTGTCTCATAATTCTCTTCATCAGGCTTAATGACAAACTTATATCTTGTTGCCCAAGCAGGAGGTAATTGAGTAGGTGGTATAGTTACTTGTATAGAGTTTTTACTATCAGATAATCCACAAGGGACGTGTTCAGTATTATTTGGACTAACTAGAGCAGTTGTTGCTCTGTTAAATTCATCCATATACACTATGCCAATCTCATAATCACGATTACTATGTAAACTTTGTGGATTTGCTATTTCTTGAAAATTAGCATTTGAAAATATAACTTTATAATACTCATAAATAGTTTGAGTAGGAGTTACTATATTATCCACATACTTCATTGCAACAAACTGAAGTCCTATTTCACTACTTCCGGGACTTGTTATAATTGTAATAGGTTGACTAATGGCACTTACTCCACTTGCAATTTTTGTATAAACTAAAGTAGTACCTAGATTATTAGGAAGAGCACAGTTTACTGAATCAGTAAATGTTGTTCCGGTACAAGCATTAGTTACTGTCTGTATATTTGTAGCGGTTCCTATTGCATTTTGAAACTCAATACTTGTTGCTAATGCATATACTGAAGCATATGATGTAGATAAAAAAAATGCAAAACTTAATACAACTTCATCTGTAACTTGAGTAGGAACAGTTCCACTGCCTGAAAATTGAGAATGATTAATAGTTACATCTAAGCTAATTGCAGAACCTGATACTAAATTTTGACCTGCCAAATCAAATGTAACTACAGAGTCAGCAATACTTAAAGGTCCATCTATTGTATAATTACTTGAAATTGATCCATCATTAATTTCTGCATCTCCAATAGGTAATGATACCAATTCAGTAGTATATTCAAATTTAATAGGATTGCCAAACTCATCAACTAAATTATAACCTTCTACATAGTTACCATACATTAACCTATTACCCATAATTGTTTGAGCCTTTGCAAATCTAGGCACGTTGTCATACAGTCTTAATAATTCACTTTCAGGTAATATAGTAAAAATCTTACTATTTGTAAATGTATAATTATAATCAGTATTATTTGCAAATCCCAAATTTGACTTATTTAATTTCTCAATAACCTTAATAATATTGCTATTAGATTGTTTAAATAGTAAGTCAATACCAACTACAAGTGGACCACCTGAGTCATAAGTTATTATAACTGAATTGCAAAAGTTAGTCATCCCTTCATTTAAAAAACTTATTGTACTAAAACTAAAAGGATTAGGTACAAATGAAGGTTGAGACCACTGTGATGTTGCACTATACTCTCCATCAATATACAAGTACCTATATGCAAAACAAATAAATCTTGTATCTAAGTAATTTTCTTGACCACTTGTAACAATAGGTTGAATATTAGGAGATTCAGTAGGTGGTTTTTTAATTACAAGTAAAGACTCTGCATTTGTTTGGTCTATATTAGCAATTGGATTAGCGTAATTCCTTGATACATTAATAAATCTTGGAGCATTGTAATCATCAGTAAAAAATAACAACCCATTAATAATGTCAACTCCTGTAATAAGATAACTTGGATTAAAATTTAAAGTTGTATCTGCATTACTACCATTATTAATGCTAATAACGTGGTACGTTAGTATGTTTGTAAGTATGTTAAAAGAAACAATTAAATCAAGTTTACCTGTAGCTCCAACACTAAAATTGTCATCGTGAACAAACCAATATATTGTTTCATTAGCACTATCCTGAATAGCACCAATACACCTTGCAGTTGCACTTAATGGTGTTCCATCTGTATACGTTAATGATGTAAGAGATAAATTGCCTTTTGTATTTTCAATAACACCAATTTCTGAGTTCTCTGTAGAACCCATCCTAATATTCATAGCATCGACATACTCTCCTTCAGGAAGAAGGCGTTGGTCAACAACTTTATTCATCCTTCCTGCTATAAAGTTCCTTGTAAAATTTGCCATTTTATTTTATTTGCTTGTCCATACCTCTCATATTCATTAAGAGTCTACCGGGATGAATGTTACTGATTCTAATCTTTGCATTGTTTAATAACGACTTTCTTTTTTTACGAGAACGAGCAATAATATATTCTTGTACACCAAGTTTAGAACTTAATATCTCATACTCAACTGCTGCATAAACGTATGCTTCAAATAACTTATTTACAGTTATTAAAGAGTTATCTCCTTGCTCCATACCATCTGATATATACTCAAGAATACAAGACTCTCCTGACATTGACGAGTCAAAATTAATAACTCCTGTCTTTCTTTCAATATTAAAGGTAGGATTAAAGTTTGCAGTCTCTGTATTTAACCCATACGCTGTACCAATGTTGTAATCAAAATACCACATACCATCATAATTCCATCCTAGCTGCCCATTAAATTGGCTTCCTTGATTAAGGTATATACTTTTTTTAATATGCGTTAATCTATCAAAGTCTATCTCAGAGTATTGAGGAGAAAGTGCATTGCCATTTTGGTCAAATAAAATCCTTCCTGTATTATCTTGAAGGTATGCCTTTGATGAAAGAGTTTGAATATTCTCAGACAATGGGCGTAACCATCCATCTTTATACAAGGATACACGAACCCAATTCACATAATCAGATGGTAATATGTACCTTAAATTGTCAGGAACTGTTAACTCTAGTATTTTAATCTCCTTAAATGCATCGTAATTTAATTCTTGTATTGCACGTTTAGCGTGGAACAATACCTTGAAACGCTCTTCATTGTTAACCAATGAATGGTTTCCTGAGTACATTAATAAAAAGTTATTAACAATGTCCGTCAAACTAACATATTGGTATGATCCCCAATTTTTATCTTCAGGGACTACACCTCCATTTTCATAATATTCATATTGTGATATATATGCCATCTTTTAAAATTTTATTATTGCATACTAAATGTAGGCTTTTGAGCTTGTTCTTGACTTAACCCAAACTGAGTAACTTCTATTTCTCTAATTGACATACCACAATACTCAAGTATCTTAGTTACTAATTTATACTCATCTTCAATAGGTAACTCAAAGTCTTTATAATCAGGTTGAGATTGGTCAAATACAGGTTCACCATTAGCTAATGAGATATAAGTCCATTTTGGTACTTCCGGATACCTAAAATAAGTTGCTTCTACTTGACCCTTATTGGTTATAGTAACAGGATAAAAAGTTAACTCTGAACCTTGTAGTCCATAAACAGGGAACTCAATTGTTGGAACAGTTAAATTGGAATTAACCAATAACCCAAGTTTTGAATTATTTACTTTTTCTGTTTGAACAATAGTAGCGGAAGAAATAATAACATAGGAATTACCTGATGCTAAAAATATATTTGAATCTAATGATAAAACTGTATTACTTACTACAGAAACTACTGTAGATACTAACCCTGTAGTTAAATTAGTTACAACATCTCCTGCAGCAATACCATATGTAGTAAATAATGCAGTACTATCAACTAATTGTAAAGAAACTACACTTGTATTTGTACCTGTTTTAAGAATAACAGGTTTACATTTAACATCCAACAACATATATGTATTATATCCTGTAGTGGTTGGTGTTGGCATTGAGAATTTATTAGCAGAAATTTTTGATAAATAATCTGTCCTTAAAAAATATTCTAAAACCTCTGCAATGGGTTGTTCCATATCAGCATATTCTACACCTGATGTACGAGTATTTTCAGCATTTATAACTTTATTATAACTACTAAAATATTCTTCATAAATCTCCATTTGAGAATTATTTGCAAACAAATTAAAATCAGAAGGAGATATATATCCGTAATTATTTTTATTAAGTACTGATAAAACAGCATTTCTTACTCCATTTATCATTAGTTCTTTTTTTACAAATATACATAAAAAAAAGAGGACACAATAAGTGCCCCCTTCTTTAATCACTAATCAATCAAAAATCAAGAACCAAC